CCCGTATCAACAAAAGTACGAAGTCCAACGCGCGGATAACCCGGCATGGGCGGCGTATGATCTACTTCACATGGCCCGTAAGTTTGGCGATGAATATGTCGTGTTTGGCCAACCTCATGGACGTATGGACTACGATGCATTTAAGGCATGGGCAAACAACTGCGATAAGAACGGATTCACGTTCAACTATATCTACGACAGCGCTAGCCGATTATGGGATGCGCTCAAATATCCGGAGAACGTAGGGCGCGGTAAAGTCATTCCACAGGGGACTAGATTCACCTGTGTCAGCGACTACAAGTCGACACCGGTGCAGTTATTTACGGTGGCCAACATTAAGCAAGGGAGCTTTTCTGAAGAGTTCCAGGGTATCCAAAGCCGTGCTAACTCAGTGGAAATCTCCTTCCTTAATAAGGATAAGGACTATGAGCGTGATGTCATTCCAGTGTATGGCGATACATACGATGAATCCGATACACTTACCAACCCTGCTCAAATAGAGCTCATGGGGTGTACTAGTTTAGACCAAGCGTTCAAACATGGTAAGCACTACCTACGATGCAATAAGTACGAGGTGCGTACAGTTACTATCGAAGCTTTCACCGACGCCATAGCGTGTACGATAGGGGATATTATTCTTATCCAACATGACGTACCTGAATGGGGCGAGGGTGGCCGAGTAGTAGCTGTTACTGGTAATACTATCACTCTTGATAAGGAAGTATCGACATTACCAGGCAAGCAGTACCAACTACTGATCCGTAACAATGCTACCGATGCGGTGACTACGCTCACAGCGTTGAGCGTGATTGGCCGTAACGTAACGGTTAAGGAAACGATTGCAGTCGAACCAGGTAGCGTGTACGCCTTTGGTGAATTAACCAAAGCAGCTAAACCATTTAGGGTGCTAGCTATCACGGAAGGTGGCACAGACCTTACTCGTAAAATACAGTGTATGGAATACTATCCCGAAGTGTATACGAGCGATGATGGAACTGTTCCTGTTATCGACTATAAGTCTGAGGTTGGTAGCGACATCGAGGATATAGGCCTCGTAAGTGATGTATATGGTGCTAATGGCATTATGTACTCACGAATCGCCGTCCGTTGGCAACTGCCTCGTGATGGCAAGATAACCAACGTGGTGGTTAACTATCGGAACGCTAAAAGCGATACCTGGAAATATGTAGGGAATTTCCCCGCATCACCTAATAGCACGGAGCTATCCGATGTACTATTAGGGGCAACCTATGAGGTTAGGGTGCAAGCGATTAACGATTTAGGGCAACTCACTACAGGGGTTACCAAGGAAATCGTAATTCCTAAGATGCAAGCGCCTGGCGATGTGCAGAACCTACACGTTATTAGTCGCTACAACCTAACCGCTGATAAGAGCGTGTACTATGACCTTCAAGTGATGTTCGAACCACCTGCTAACCCTGGTAACTTCGATAGTGCTGAGGTGTGGTACAAACTGAAATCTAAGAATGGTCAAGCCGTCACAGGTCAAGATTGGCAGTATGCGGGTAGCAGTAACAGCCAGGTCATCATCAAGGCGTTAGGCCCTGGTGAAGAGTATGAGGTTAAGGCCGTAGCCGTGGATAGGTTCGGTAATCGCGCAGATACCGCTCAGGTAGTTGACGTAGTAGTTAAGGCCATGGACGAAGTACCGGACATGCCTAAGAACTTTACTGTATCCTTCAAGGACCACGCCACCGCATCATGGAACGATGTTCTTAACGCTGACGTAGACTACTACGAACTTCGCACGGATAATGACCCTGGCAAGGATACCAACGCACTCCTTGCGAAGGTGAAAGGTACATCAGCTAACTTACCACTTACGAACCGAAGTGGAACCGTGTACTTGTACGCACGAAGTACGCTAGGTAAGTACTCTACGCCGGCAACATATTCGTATAACTTGCCACAGTTAGAGGCGCCTACGTTTGAGGTGAAAGACCAACTCGGAGGATTCAGCCTGTACTTTGGGGCGAAGCCACCACAGGCATATGTAATCCGTTGCCACGTTATTGGTGATGATCGTACAGACGATTTAGAGACAACGTCTAGTATGCTCACCTACTCCAATAAAGCCGGGGTATATCGCGTGCGGTGTGAATATGTCGATGTGTTTGGTAGTAGCTTAGTCGCTGAGAAGTCGGTCACTATTAAGGACAGAGTTGACAAGAGCCTACTTGATGCGGAAGCATTAGGGCTAAAAGCTATGGACGAATCAATTCAAGCGATGAACGCTGAAGTTGGAACGATGAAAACCTCTGTGAATGGGTTTGCATCTAAATTGGTTCAACTCGATAAGGGCATTACCCAAAAGGTAACTGACCTTAATACGAACTTATCTGGCCAAATTACTACACTGTCTGAGGGTATCGACCTTCGTGTGACACAGGCTATCGGCAGTCTAAACGGCACGGAAATTGTTAGCCGGATTAACTTATCGCCTGAAGGTACTCGAATCGATGGCAAGTTATTACACGTAACCGGCCAAGCACTGTTCGAGGATAACATCATCACGGAGGGTATGCTCCAAGCCGACTCTGTAAGTGCAGATAAGATTCAAGCCTTATCTATTAGTAGTGATAAACTTCAAGCGGATAGCGTTACCGCAAATAAGCTAAAAGTAAATAGACTAGACACTATTACGGCAACCATTGGCACGCTCCGAACTAAGACGAGTGGCGCTCGTGTTGAGATATCCGATAACTTAATTCAAGTGTTCGATGATAACAATGTGCTGAGAGTGAGGTTAGGTCTATGGGACGACTAATTAAGTGGTTAAAAGAAAAGCTGATTTCGTTATTTAGAAAGAAAGGTGATACTGTGCCAGCTGGGATACAAGTATTTGATAAGAAGGGAACGGAAATCATTTCAATTACGGACAGATTAACTCGAATCGTAGGCGTAAAACGATTTGACACTATTGAAGCTAGCGGTCGCGTAACGTTAAAGTTAGCCAATGGGCAACATATTTGGTATTTCTTTAACTCCTACACGGATGATAATGACGGTAATGTTATGCAGTTTACTAACCTATATGACCTCACAGTAACTGATGATACTATTTCTTGGGCGCTACATTCAGACGCTGAGCAGTATAAAGGCCGACCATGTAAAATTGCATTAGTATATGGGGTGATGTGAGATGAATTACTTTGAAATCAGAAACGCAGACGATATTTTGACGATTAACGATAGCGAATCATGCTTATATCTAAAGTATCGGATCAATTTAAAGAACTTACCTCTACACGACAGGAGGGTGGAATCGGGATTTGAGTATTTATATAAAGGCGACGGTATTGCATATATTAATACTCCTAGGGGCACGTATCAGGCTGCTATGTATATCCCTATTCGTTTAAGAAAGCCGGATGAGTATTACGCGTATGCATTATCCTGTAGCGCTCCTCTACGGCATGTGCGCCTTACAGAAATTCGTAATCAAAGACACCCGGATAGAATCGACCACTGGACAAATTACTTACAGGTGACATTTGAATGTGATCGCGTTGAGGATATTCGTAAGATTACCGATTCTATTGAAATCTATGTATACTCTAGCCGGATGCCTAAAACAGGTACTTCAGGGCTAGAGGTATTCGATAAATACGGCGTACCTATGTATAACAGCAACTTACCGACTCTTCGCATTGCTCAGATTATCCGTAAGGAATTTAACAGCGATACGCTTCTTAGTAAGGTCGACTATGAAATGGGTACCATTAAATTCCAGGGAATTAAGAAACCTGGTATGTGTTATGTATATCCTATCTTAGATATTCACACCCCCACAGGCGGGTATGCTCAGCACTATATCAACTGGAACGGCGATAGCGTGATAATTGATACCAATTATAGGGGGGAAGTAGGTACACCGCTAGACCCTCAATCTGTCAAAACTACACAGGTATTAATCTGCGAACTAGATGGGACTGAGAACGTTCCTTCAACCGACGAAATGGAAATCTGAGGAGGTCTATATGGTAGAACAAGATATCACATTATACGCGGGTCAGGACTTCAGTATGACCTACGTCGTACCACCTGGCTCCGATATGGACCTAAGTCAATATGAGGCCGTGTGCAAAATTCGTAAACGGCCCTATGATGATATGAAATTAGAGTTAACACCTGTGGTACAGTCTAAACAGGTAGGGTTCTTCATCAGCGGAAAGGATTCCGCTAAGGCCCAATTAAAGGGTGGCGATTACCTGTACGATGCATTTATCTACAATGATCAGAAATGGATAAAACTTGGACAGGGTACAGTCACTATCGTTCCTGATATTTCAATGCACAAGTAAGGAGGTACTAGGTATGGAAAACGAAATAATTTTAAAACTCGATAAGGAAACTACATTGCCACTTATCGAGGGCTTAGGTAAAAGCGCCTATGCTATTGCAGTAGCTCATGGGTTCCGAGGTACTGAACAGGAATGGCTTGATAGCTTACAAGGTCCTCAAGGTGACCCCGGCCCAAAGGGTGACCCATTCCAATATGAAGATTTTACACCCGAGCAATTAGAGTCCTTAAAAGGTCCTAAAGGGGAGGACGGAGCAAACGCTACGGCTGACAATGCTCGTCAGCTATTACTACAAGGTAACGTATGGTGCGAAAGTACCAGCGTTGACGATGTACTCACCGCCTTAATCGGTAATATGGGTAAACCGTTCCCTCGTACTGAGTTTAAGCCGTTGACTGTTCCTAGTGTCATTCAAGGGCAACAAGGGGTATCTGTTACAGGCGAACCGCATTACAGCGTTAAGGTAGTCGGAAACGATACGCCTTTCACGTTAGACAGTACTGGAACTTGTAACGTTACTATTCCATCTTTAGATGAAGATGACATCAAACTCACTTACCTCAATTTTACAGGCACAAAAGTGTCAGAGCACACAATCAAAGGCAATCGAGCAGAGGTGTTGGGCGAGCCAGATAAACAGTTTGAACTTAATAAAGCCGTATACAAATTGTATGGGCGAGATCTGTATATAGATATTTCGAACATAGATGATACGCAAACTAGCGATTTAGTATACTTCTACGGCAACCTAAATCTAACAGATATAGATAAAATTTACATCTCATCTTCTAATACGAAATATCTATATTTGGATAGGGCCAACTTTACGGAATACTATTCTAGCTTAGTCAAGAATAATGACAATCAGCCTATTTTCATTAAAACAATAAACACGGTTAAGTTATTGTCATTAATGGATAGTAGCACATATCAGATAGTGCCTAAAATTGGCACGCCTTTATATGGGGCGTTCCCGGTGCAATTAATCCAAAACAAAGAGATTGTGTTCGATGAATCAACTCATAGATATGTTTGCAAGTAATTAATCAAACTACAATGGAGAACACATGCAAGTAATAACAGATTTTTTATGCGAGGCATGGCGAATGCTGACGGATTCGTTCGCTATGAAAGCCTTGCTTGCATGTGTTCGACCTGCTTAACTATTACACTTAGGGGGAGTGAATGGATATATTGAACGACATTATTCTAATGCTGATTAGCGGTGTGTCACATGAGCATATTGTCAGTATGGGAGTTATTATCATATTAACGACGATACTGTTATTCATTGACGCAGCGCAACGCATTACGGCGGAGGTGCTTAGGTACAACAAGGATAATCACAGGAACAATACACCTATTACATTACTTACAACGCTCGCATGGTATGGATGGGGAAAGGGAAATTATGTAGATGCGACTACAGGGCTCAAACGTCGGTACCTAATGAGTGAACGCTTACGATCCGATTTACTGACGAAATTATGCGTTCAGTACCCAGCTTGGATGGTCTTATCGGTAGTATTTGAATCGCTACCGAATATCCCTATTCCAAATACGGACCTTTTCATCGACCATATCATATCCTTTATGTTCATGCTATTCCCGTTCTTCTCAGAATGTTGGTCAATTATTGAGAACTTACGAGAAATGGTTGAAGATGACCTCATCGACTTTGGAAAGGTATTCCAAGGCGTATTAGAGATTATCAGAGCCTGGAGGGGCAATGGATAAGTTAGCTATCATTAACCGCATCAAGCGGTCCTATCAGTCCATCCGAATAGCTGGCATACGGCCAACTGGTGTATTAGCAACGAGGGCGCTAGTCCTCGTCATGCTAGTACCGATGATACTCGTAGTTGCCCAGTATGTTCTATCAACGATTAGAGGATATGTATCGCCTGACGCCAATCAGCTTATCGATAAGGGCATTCTTATCATTGACCATATATTTGTTCCATCGGTGCTTATGTCTATCGTCGGACTCTGTGGCATGTTCATCGATAAGAACCATAACGGGATACCAGATAAGTTAGAGGAGCCTAATACGTTGCCTACGAACAGACCTGGCATACAACAATTAGCAGATGATGTTAACCATGACGAGAGGGGGAAATAAATGTTTAGACAAATTACAATGGACGAGTTACAGTCCTTAGCGCTAGACGCGTACGGCAAAATTGAAAAGGCATACTACCATTGGACCGGCGTAAAAGGTGGTAAGCACTTCACAGATTACCATATCAACATCGACCGAGATGGCACGATGTGGACAGATATGGAGGCCTTAACCGATTATAAAGAACACACTTACATGCGGAATAGTAACGCCGTAGGAATAGCAATTGAAGCGTGTTGGGATGCAGTAAGTGAAAATAACTTAGGTAGCGAACCACCAGCAAAAGAACAGTTGGCCAAAATGACACAAATTATGGCTGTGCTCACTATTAATGCAGGTGTGCCACTTGACCTACAGCATCAAATGACACACGCTGAGGCGGCCGATAATAAGGACGGCCTAAACCTCTATTATTTAGATCCGACTGGTTATCCTAACAACACCTATGGCCCAGACTCCAACGTTGATCGATGGGACCTCTTAGTGGTTCATGCAGGTGATGAACGATGGAGCGGTGGGGACTGGTTACGTGGCACCGCTCGATGGTGGGGCGCACAGTGGGGTAGTACGATTTAGAAAGGAGTAATTATGTATGAAACTATCAAGAACAAAGTTATATCTGCGTTTACTCTTAAGCGCGTTATTTGTGGTGTGCTTAGCGTTCTTATCATCGGTTTCGCATGCAGCCTCATCGGAGGGTACCTCGACACAAGAGCCGACTATCAGCGTACCCGTGAGCAGTTGGAACGAACTCGAAGGGCGCTTGATGAAAGCAGAAAGCTCAATCAACAACTCCGAGAAAGCATTGCAACAAGCCAACAGCTTAACCGCGACGCAGGGAACAGCATTAACAGAATTGAAGATTATCAACGAAGAACGGACGAAGGAATTGAACGCGCTCAAAGCAATCAACGAGAAACAGGGGCAAGAATTAACGAAAGCCTCCAATCTCTTGACAACGCAAGAAGCGAAATTGAACGAAGCCTCGACCTCATTAGAAGAATTGACAGAACAAATCAAACGCAACAAACGAACCGAACAGCGCCTTAAACGGCAACGTGACACATGGGCTGTGGTAAGCGGTGTATTTGGATTAGCAGGTGCAATTCGTCGATGACTGAGAGGTGATCCATACATCTCCTGAGCATGAGCAGGTGGACTCATGGATTGATAGTAATAATGCAAAAGACCTTACTGGGAATATGTCCTGGTAAGGTCTTTTTTTTGTTTACAAATAGCCGTTGCGTATGATTTAAAAATATGATGTAATTATGGTAATAATAGGAGGTGGGAGTAATGCTGAAAGTATTTAATAAAGACCCACATTTTATGAGGGACGCAGTAATCGTAGATAGCTACGAAGCTGCATGGGATATAATATGCTCCATGCAGCAGAGGCTAGGCAAGGGCATCCTT